GTATTAAGTAAGTTCGTTAAGCACGTAGCTCACGTTAGTGGCGTAACTGTTAATTCAACTGCAGGTGACTCACCAGCTATTGGTACATTTGCACAACCAGCTAATACAATTATTACAGGTATTACAATATTTTGTGCTGTTGCTCCTGTATGTGGTTCAGGAGATATAGGATACGAAGTAGGTACATCTAGCTCAGGCGCACAAATTGTTGCAGCACAGACAGATGAGATTCTTGATGCTGGTACAACTGTTGTTGTAGGTAATGTTACACAGACTGCCTTAGTTCTTCAGACGCAGGATGCAGCAACTGCACCTATATCTGTACAGTATGCTTCTGCTGCACGTAATGTTTTTTGTAATATTACAAACACAGTAAACGCAACTACAGCAGGTTCTTTTACCTTTATCATTGAGTATGTACAAATAGCATAGTATAAAAAGGAAATAGTATTATGAATTACATTAAAGCTATATATAAATACCTAGAGCGTGTTGCACGTTCTATATTAAACATTAAGTGTAACTGTTGTGACAAATGTCAGTGTAGCGGCTGATGAAGGGCGTACCTCATTATAACCGCGACGGAACAGAACACAAAGGCAGTATGCATAAAATGGCTGATGGCACATTGCATACAGGTAAAGCACATACTAAATCTAGTAAACGTTTGTATCACTTTAAAGAATTATCTAAAACGGCACAAGCTAAAGCTAGACCTAAGAAAAAGAAGAAATAGATATGGGTAGTCTAGCTAAGGGATTAACAAAAGCTTTAAGATCATCTTTACTTGGTGTAGAAAAAGCTACAGCAAAAGCTATAGTAAGCGCACCTGTTCCTGTACGTTATAAAAAATTAGTATTAGGCACAGAAGGTAAAGTAACTACAAATAAAACTCTAGGAGAAGTAATAAATAAAAAACGTAATAAAAACTCTAGGCTTAGAGCATCTTCTGAAGTAAGAGGTGCAGTTGTTGGTGGTACTGCGGTAGGAAGTGCAGCCTATATTAGCTCATTAAAAAAAGACATTAAAAAAGTACCAGACAAAAAGAAAAAAGATGATTTAGTTTTACGCCTAGAAAAAATTATAGGTAAATTAGAAAACAAACCTAAAAAGAAAACAAAAAAGGTAAAAAAATAAAATGGCAGCTAAAAGAGGTTTATACGCTAATATAAATGCAAAAAAGAAAAAGGGTACTAGTAACCCTAAGTCTAAGAGTACTATATCAGATAAAGCGTACGCTAATATGAAGGCTGGTTTTCCTAAAGCTAATAAAGGTATGTACGTTAAGAAGAAGAAAAAGTAACTATGGCTAGACAATTAACGGAAAACCAACAGAACTTCTTAGAGGTACTATTTGATCAAGCAGGTGGAGATGTAGTAACAGCTAAAAAACTGTCAGGCTACAGCGACAATACACCTACGCGCATTATAGTTGAGTCACTAAAAGAAGAAATAATGGACGCTACACGTTCTTACTTCGCTAGGACTGCACCTCTTGCAGCGTTTGCATTAGGTAACGCTATGAATGACCCTACTGAGTTAGGTATAAAAGAAAAAATGGTAGCAGCTAAAGATGTCTTAGACAGAGCAGGTATAATTAAAACCGATAAAGTAGATATCCAAACGTCTAGTAGTGTATTTTATTTACCACCTAAAGAAGGTAGCAATGAATAATGGCTAGAAACTACAAAAGCGAATACAGTAATTACCAAGGTAAGCCCACGCAAGTAAAGAAACGTGCTTCCCGTAATACAGCTAGAGCTAAAATGGTAGCTGGTGGTGTCGCTAAAAAGAGTGACGGTAAAGATGTAGCGCATAAAAACAACAACCCACTAAACAATAGCCGTAAAAACCTTAAAATGTCTACTAAGGCAGCTAATAGGTCTTTTCCTAGAACTAAAACAGCTAAAAGAAAATAATATAATATCTTATTATGTATACAAGATACAAAGGGTTAGGTTATTGGGAGTTACCTAAGCCTAATAAAGGTAAAGAACGTAATTGGCACGTTATAGCTCGTGTTAGTCGCAGTATACCTTACGGTTACACGTTAGATAAGGATAATGATAAACTTTTACAGCCTGTTTTTAAGCAATTAGAGGCATTAGAGCTTGCTAAACGTCATTTAAAACAATATACTTACAAAGATGTAGCTATTTGGCTAACAAAACAGACAGGGCGTTCTATTTCAGGTGAAGGTCTAAGAAAGCGAATATCAATTGAGCAAAAACGTAAAAGATCAGCTTCAATTAAACGCGAACTTGCCAAAAGGCTTAAAGAAACGCTTGAAGAAATCCAAAAACTTGAAGAAAACAGTCTTGGTAACTACTCCTGTAGAGAAGAAACAACCTAAAGTAGTACCAGCTACACCTATAGCACCTGACCCACCCGTAGAAGAACTACAAAACATAGTTTTTGCACCTAATGCAGGGCCACAAACAGATTTTCTATCTTCTTCAGAGCGAGAAGTGCTTTACGGAGGCGCAGCAGGGGGTGGTAAGAGCTACGCGATGCTTGCAGACCCCTTACACGGTTTAAATAACGCTAATTTTAGTGGATTATTAGTACGACACACAACTGAGGAACTCCGTGAACTTATACAGAAAAGCCAAGAGCTATACCCTAAAGCAATTCCAGGCATTAAGTGGTCTGAGCGAAAAAGTCAATGGACTTCGCCTAAAGGTGGTAGGTTATGGATGTCATACCTCGATAAAGATATGGATGTCATGCGTTACCAAGGTCAGGCTTTCAACTGGATTGGTTTTGACGAACTTACACAATGGAGTACTCCTTACGCTTGGAATTATATGAGATCAAGACTCAGGAGCGCATACTCCGATGAGTTAGGTTTGTATATGAGAGCTACTACCAACCCAGGAGGTGCAGGACACCAATGGGTTAAGAAGATGTTTATAGATCCTAGCCCAGCTAAAGATCCTTTCTGGGCTACAGACATAGAGTCAGGCGATACAATAAGATACCCTAAAGGCCATAGCCGTGAAGGGGAGCCGTTGTTTAGGCGTAGGTTTATACCTGCTAGTTTGTTTGATAACCCTTACTTGTCACAGGGCGGTGACTACGAAGCGATGCTTCTCTCATTACCTGAACACCAACGTAAGCAATTACTAGAGGGTAACTGGGATGTTAACGAAGGTGCAGCATTCCCTGAGTTTAACCGTAACATACACGTAGTAGATCCTTATAGTATACCTAAGAGTTGGACTAGATTTAGAGCGTGTGATTATGGTTACGGGAGTTGGACTGGTGTAGTATGGATGGCAGTAACTCCGTCAGAACAACTAGTAGTTTACAGGGAAATGTACGTAACTAAGGTAACAGCTACTGATCTAGCAGATATGATACTTGACGCAGAAAAAGAAGATGGTACTATTAGGTATGGTGTGTTAGACTCGTCATTATGGCACAACAGAGGTGATACAGGACCTAGTCTAGCTGAACAAATGAATATGAGGGGTTGCAGGTGGCGGCCTTCCGACAGAAGTAAAGGCTCTCGTGTATCAGGTAAAAATGAAATACATAGAAGGTTACAGGTAGACGAGTTTACGGAAGAACCTAGATTAGTGTTTTTCTCAACGTGTACTAACACAATAGCGCAAGTACCTAGTTTACCTTTAGATAAACGTAATCCTGAAGATGTAAATACAAACGCTGAAGATCACTTATACGATGCATTACGTTATGGTGTTATGACAAGACCTCGAAGTTCTTTGTGGGATTTTAATCCTGCTACACAACGATCTGGCTTTCAAGCGTCAGATACAACCTTTGGATATTAACATATGGCTGATAATGATTTAGACTACAACATTGAATCCGACGAGTCTTCTTTTATAGATGACATCAAAAACACTAACGATCAAGAAGATACTTCCGTAGGTAAGATAGCTAGTTTTGTTGAAGGTAAATATAGTAAAGCTGAAGACGCTAGACAAAATGATGAAATACGGTGGCTACAAGCTTACCGTAACTATAGAGGTTTGTATGGCCCTGATGTTCAATTTACTGACACAGAGCGTTCTCGTGTATTCGTTAAAGTAACTAAAACTAAAACACTAGCAGCTTACGGACAAGTTATAGATGTATTGTTTGGTAATAACAAATTCCCACTAAGTGTAGACCCTACCACTTTACCTGAAGGCGTAGCTGAGTCGGTACACTTTGAAGCTAATCCTAAAGCTGAACAAGGTATGGATGCACTTAAGAAAGCTTTTAGTAAACCTACGTTTTCTCCTGATAATACACTAGAACCAGGCGATACTATGGAGTCTATTAGAAGTAGACTAGGTGCATTAAAAGATAAATTAGAACCCGTAGAAGAAAAACTAATTGAG